TTGGACCTCACTGGCCGACCAGACGTGCTCGCCCTTGGACATCAGGACGACGTTGGAGTCCGAGGTAGCTGAGCCGGAGGCGCCACTCTCGATCGGGCCACCAAGCGCACGGGTGAAGATCTTCGTTCCGCCGACGGTCCGGAAGCTGACCGGAACGTTGACCTGGTGACCGGACACCCCGCCCAAGGCCTTGTTGACGCTGTCCCGGAAGTTCTGGAACGCCCTCACCGCGCTCTTCAGCTTCCCGCCGACCCCCGGCACCCACCCGAAGATCTTCGCGGCACCCTTGAGGATGTTGCCGAACACGTCCAGGACGAAGATCAAGGTGGACCGGAAGGCGCGGATCATGCCGTTCTTCATGGCGTTGGCCGCGCCGGGGATCGTGCTGGTGAAGAAATGGACGATCGGCTGCACGACGTCCCGGTAGATCGCATTCCACGCGTCGATCACGAACCGCTTGGCCTGCCCCCAGTGCTTGATGATGTAGACGACGGCGATACCGAACGGGCCCCCCAACATGCCGATCAGGTACGGCCAGTTCTGCTGAATCCAACGCCAGACGGCCTTACCGGCGTCCAGGACGGCGTGATACCCGACGACGATCCCGTGCCAGACGACTTCAAGGGCGTGCCAGACGGCGATGGCCGCGACCTTGATCGCGTTCCATGAGTACTTCCACGCCGTCTGGAACCACGTGGTGCGCCCTGCGATGTAGAGGATGGCGGCGACCAGGAGACCGACGGCCATGATCACGAGGCCGATCGGGTTCGCCTCCATGGCGATGTTCCACGCCCACTGAGCGGCCGTGGCGATGCCGGTCCCGATCGCCTGGATACGCTGCCAGACGACCAGGGCCGCGAGCTGGACCCGGGTGGCGATCAGGGCGGCGGAGGTGGACCCGATCGAGAGGTTCCACACCCACTGTGCGGCAGCCGCGACACCGGCGGCGGCGGCGATGAGCTTCTCTTGGACCCACAGGGCCGCCATCTGCGCGCGGAGCAACCCCATCTGCGCGCGGCTGGCGCCGTTGGCCGTGGAGAACGCCCACGTGGCGGCGGCAGCGATGCCGGTGTAGACGGCGTACAGCTTCATGCCGACGTAGACGGCGGCGAACACCCCGAGCAGGCCGCCCAAGGTGCCGATGAGACCGATCACAACGCCTTGGTTGTCGGCGAAGAATCCCATCAGGGCACCGACCACCGGCAGCAGCTTGGTTCCGATCTGGATCATCAGGACGTCAAGAGTCTGCTTCAGCCGCTGCATCCGGGTGTTGAAGAGGTTTTGAGTGATCGCCCAACCTTCGACGTCCTTTGATCCGTTGTGGAAGGACTCGCCGGTCTTCTTGACCCTCTCCTTGAACCCGGTCATGGACTCGCCGGTCAACTGGAGAATCGTGTTGAGGCCGATGGCGCCGCCGGACATTTTCTTCAGGGCGTCGGTGTACGTCTTGGACTGGGGGCCGCCCTTCTTAAGCTCGTTGGAGAAGCCGTGGGACCGGTCCACCAAGGTCTTGAAGTTGCGGAGCATCGGCGCCTGCCTGACGTCGACGTCCTTCATGTTCTGGTTCCAGTCCTCCAAACTGATCTTGCCCTCTAGGTACCCCTTGGCCACCTTCCGGAGAGACTCCGGCATCTGACCCAACATCACCTGAGCTGCTTTAGCGGATGCCTTGGTCCCTTCAAAGGCGGACATCAAGACCTTGCCACTCGGGCCCATCTTGTTGAGGATCGTCGTGGTGAGCAGTTCGAAGGTTCCTGTCAGTCCCCGTTGCCCCAACTTCTGGCTGACGTCCTGAGCGTCCAGACCAAACCGGCTCATCTCTCGGATGGCCACGTTGTTCGGAGCCGACAGTGACCGGATCGTCGCGGCCAGTTCCTGGGTCGCCTCTCGCGCCGACGTTCCGTGCTGGGTCAAGGTCGCGATGGCACCGCCGACCTCCTCAAAGGAGATCTTGTTGGCGCTCGCGATGGGGAGGACGGTGGACAGGGCGCCGGAGAACTCCTCCATGGTGATCTTGCCCTCACCGGCGGAGGTCTTCAAGGCGTTCATGACCCGGACGGAATCCGTGGTCTTGAGGTGGTAGGACGCCATGACGGACGTCATCGCATTGGTGACGTCCGCCAGGGATGCGTTCTCCTCCTTGGCGCCCTGCGCGGCAGCCTTCAGGACGGTGAGGCCACCGGCGCCCCGGAACCCGGCCTTCTCGATGGTGTACATGCCATCGGTCAGGTTCTTGATTCCGGTGCCGGTCCCCTTGGAGATGTCGAGGATGCCTTGCCGGACGACCTTCAAGCCCTTGGCCGACTCACCGGCCGCCGTTTGGAGGACGGCAGTCTCCGCTTGGAAGTCACCGGCCATCTTGACAGCGGCCACCGCGACACCGGCGCCGACCAAGGTCACGCCCTTGCCGATCTTGGCCATGGACGGGAGGACGGTCGCGGCGGCAGCCTTCAGGCCACGAGTAGACCCGTCCAACTGAGACCGGGCCGTCCTCATGGACGTCATGAGCTGAGGCCCGAACTTCTTGAAGTCCGGGAGAATCTCTACCAGGCCCCTGCCGATCACCTCAGTGGGCATTTCAGAGGTTCACCCCCATTTGCTGGAGGAAGTCCTGCGACGCGTCTTCGTCGCCGCTCCACCACCACGGGGCGCCGGGGTCCACGTCTGCCTTGGGCTCCGGTTCGGGGGTTCCGGGCATGCGCCACCGGGCGACGGCGAGTTCACCATCGAACGCCTTCACAGCAGCCTCCGGATCCTCGTCTTCTCCGACCTTCAGTCGCTTCAGCATCGTGTGGTAGATCACGTTCAAGAACTGATCAAGCGGTAGGTCCAGGAGATCTACTCCACGGGAGGCGTGTTCTCCGTCGAGGTCGTGCCAGGTTCCGGGTCGGGAGGCCCATCGGCAGAGGACTCCGACGATTGTGTAGGGCGCATGCCGTACTCACCCATGACCCACTCGATGATCGAGTTGACCTGGTTGAGGTCGATCGGCTGCTCTTGGTCCGCCATGCGTGCTTCGAACCTCTTGAAGGATTCGGGCTTGAGGGCCGCCTCCAAGATCGAAACCATGGCGTCCATCTGTTCCTCGCCGGTCGCCTTGTCCGGGGTGACCGAGTCGAACTTGACGGCGAAACTCATCAAGGTCCGGGCAGGCAAGGCGGGCGCGCAGTGGAACACATCGTCGTCCACTTTGAAGCTGATCGCTGGACGATCAAGGCTGAAGTCTCTCATGGCGATCACGTTAGACCGCGAGAGTCCATGATCTTTCCCAAGTCGGGGTACGTGGTGGAGCGCAGTAGCTATGCGCCGATCGGCGAAGTTATGCGGTCACCATACGTGAAATTAAGCGAAGTTACTAACACGTAGAGTGGGAAAAGCCGTAGCTGCCCGTCTGCGGGCCTCCCAGCGATGCCCAGGGGTGGTCGTACCGGCCCGTTCTGCTGGGGATTTCCCCTGGTCAAGCCTTGATTAATACGGGCCGGTAACTTCGAGGCCCCACGTTCTCCGCTACGGCTGCATACTTCCTAGAACTGCCGGGCCGCCAGCATGGCCTTCAAGAGGAAGTTGTTGGGCTGGTTCCCTGGGTGGTTGACCCGCCTGGCGAACACGTCCTTGCCGTTGACCTTGAACTTCAACATCTTCTTTCGCCTGGCAACGATCACGTGAGGCTTGGTCCCGTGGATGACGAAGGTGGTCGCCGGGTGCTCGGAGATGATCATCCCCATCCCACCGGCGGTCGGAGTGATCACCACACGAATCTTGGTCTTCATGGATCCGGGCGCGGTGATCCTGGCGATGGCCGCCACTCGGTTCGTGGTCAGGACCACCATTTCGGCCGACGCGCGTTCGGCCAGCTTCCGGGCAAGCCGGGGATCAACGGTGACGAAATCCTTGGCCATCAGCCGACCGCCAGTCCGGCGTAAAGGTGGAGTTCGGATCCGGCGCATCCACCCTCGGGCCCCAACATCAACTGATCACGAATGAAGTAGTCGAGTCGGTTGGGGACGTCCGCCTTGAGGGAGCACAGGGCGGAGGTGACGGACCGCCGGACCTGGTTGGCGTCGATCAAGGTCTGCCGGGCGTAGTCGGTAAGGGCCTTGACCGACGGAGCATTCTGCCCGTTCAAGGCCTGCGGCGCACACCGGATCATCTGGACGGAGATCTCCCCTATCTCGTAGCCGGGAGAGCACCCCTCACCCACGGGGGGTGACAAGGCGATGGCTTCCGTGGGAAAGGCATCGGTCGGGGACGTCCGGGTGTACGAGACAGCCAGTTGCCCGTCGCAGCAGTCGTCCCAAGCGATTTGCCCGGTAGTGATCAAGTACCGGGAGGCGGAGACGGTCAAGCCCGCCTGAGCGGCGGTGAGGATCGCTTGGCACACGGTGAACCACTTGTCATCGCCACTGATCATGACGGCCGCCGGTGTGCGGGCCGGTCGACGGAGTAGACCCGGGACCGGTTCATCAGCCGATGGGGGTTCGCCCACGCCAGGAACATATCGGTGAGGTAGAGGCCGGTCCGACCGTCCTTGAACAACTCACCGAAGTCGGGGATGGAGACCGTCACGCCCTGCCGCGTCAACTGGGTCACACCCGGC